AAGGTAAAATTTGAAGGTGCAACAAGAAAAGATAACAAAGCACATACATACAAACTAACTTTCTTTGGCAATGGTGTAAACCTAAAAGATGTAATGGGAGATGATAAACTAAAGTCATTACCGCTACTAAAAGATTCTTTTAATTTTACATACAACGATACAAACATAAAAACCTATTTAAAAAATGGTTTAGATGTAACTGCTGATGGTACAACATATACTGATGCAATTCTATTCCCTTTAATAACACACTCTAAAAGATTAATTTACAACTCTGACTTTACAAACCCTAATAGCAATAATACCGATAAAATAAACAATATTGCTTTTGAAAATTTGGCTACTGATAACGGATTATTATTATCTGAATTAAAACCTGCATTAAGAGTTTACCCTATAATAAAAGCTATTGAACATAGATACGGAATTACTTTTAGTACAGATTTTTTTAGTGATACAAACGAACCATTTTACAATTTGTATTTATGGTTACATAATAAAACAGGGGGGTTGTTTGAAGATGAGGGTAATGAAAGTCCTGTAGGTAATTTTATTTTAAGTATATCTGATTCAAGCGGTGCAGTTATTGATTTATATGATAATTATTTTACAACACCCCAAGCAGATCAAAAAGGCAAAGAAGCAAAAGCACAAAGAATATTAGATGTTACAATTTCTCCTAGTATATCAAGTGCATTTTCATTTATTATTTATAAAGATGGAATTGTATTTGAAGAATATAAAGATGTAACAAGAGATGCAACTTCTGGTAGATATGAAATAAGAGATTTAAACATAGATGCAGGTACATATACTTTTGCAGTAGATACAGGTACAGCATCAACATACGCTATAGAATTTGATGTAAGAAGAAAAAACAATATAGGAGGTGGTTATAGAAAAGCACACTTTAGTGGTACTGCTTCTGTATTATCAGATGTACAATTAAGAGCATCAAACCAATTACCAGATATTAAGGTTTTAGATTTTCTTACTTCTTTGTTTAAAATGTTTAACCTTACAAGTTTTCAAAATAGTGATGGTATTGTTGAGGTTAAAACACTTGATAGTTTTTATTCTAGTAGTACAACTATTTGGGATATAACAGAATTTATAGATAAATCAGAATCTTCAGTAGATACAGTATTACCATTTAAACAAGTAGATTTTAGTTATGAAGGTTTAGATAACTTCTTTGCTAAAAACCACGATGAGTTATTCAACAGAAAGTGGGGTGCTGAAAACTACACAGCAGAAGATTTAGATAAGATAGAAGGAGAAACATATAAAGTAAGCATACCATTAGAACACTTTAAATACGAAAGGTTAAAAGATGTAAATGGTGGTAGCTTTAAAGATTTAGTATGGGGATGGAGTGCAGACATAAAACAAGAACCAAATTTAGGTAAGCCATTATTATTTTATCCTATTCTATCTACACAAGATATTGGTGTTTTAAATTCAGATGGTAGTAAATCACAACAAACAGATGTATTTATACCAAGTAATTCTGTAAGGTTATCAGATTCTAAAAACTTAAACTTTAGTGCAGAACCAAATGAGTATTTAGGTACACCATTTAAGAAAACACTATTTGCAGAATATTATATAAACTATATCAAAGAAATATTTGATGCACAAAGAAGGTTAACAACACTAAAAGCATACTTACCTATTTCTATAACACTTGATTTAAGTTTAGCAGATAAGGTTAGAATATTTGAAAACTTATATAAGATAAATAAGATAAATACAAACTTTGAAACTAATCAATCAACATTAGAATTAATAAACGTAAAACCAACAGCAGGTGAAGCAATAAACATTGATCCTATTGTACCAGATAAGTTTGCACCTAATTCTGTTTGTATTACAGCAGATAGTACTGTTTTATTTGCTGATAGCTTTATTATAACAGCAGATGCTGATTGTGATGTAGAAGGTTTAGAAATAAAATCTACAACTGAAGTAATACCAAACGCTGTTGATGCAGGAAACAAACCACAAACAGTTGATCATTCAGTACCTATACCTGTTACACAAGCACTTATTAGTTTATCACCATCAGGATTTACAGGTAGTAATACAGTAATGTTTTCAGCATTAATAGATAGAACAGGACAAATTGGTAATGTATCTAATTGGGCGGAATATGGAGTTTTCTGGACAACTAGCTTACACGCTTTAAATTCTACTGATTTTTCAGTATTAAATACAAATTCATTATTAACTAAAATAGCTGTACAAAGTTCTGCATTAAATAAACATTCAGCACCAAAAAGTTTTAGTTTAAAAGTAACTGCATTATCACCTAACACAAAATACTATTATAAAGCATATATAAAAACAAATGCAGATAGTAATTATAATACAGGTAATGAAACAATAGCAATAACTAAAACAGGATTTAGAAAAACATTAGTATGATACAGAATATTTTAGATTTATTAGAATTTGCAAGAAGCGAAAAATGGAACGGACAATATATGGATATAGCTATGGGTAAAAACAAGTTTCCTGAATCAATAAGAGAGGGATATGAACAATATAAAAATGGATTATGGAAAAGGTAGTAATTGACGTAGAATTAAAAACCCAAAGCGCAATAAATAACGCTGAAGACTTACAGGATTCAATACAAGAGGTTAGTGAAGAAACAAAACAAGTTACAGCTAACACTGAAGAAATGGGTAACCAATTAGATTCTGTAACAGGTGGTGCTATTACAAAATTTAAAGGGTTTACAGGTACATTAAAAGGCGTTGTAGGTGGTTTTAAAACATTAAGGGGTGCAATCATAGCTACAGGTATTGGTGCTTTAATTATAGCAGTTACAGCGTTGACATCAGCCTTTACATCAAGTGAAGCAGGTCAAAACAAATTTGCAAAAATACTAAAACAACTTGGTGTTATTGCTGGTAATGTAACAGATATATTTTCAAGTTTAGGTAATATAATTATAGCGGTTTTTGTTGATAGAGATTTAAAAGCAGCAGGTGAAGCGTTTGATGAATTTAGTGATAGGGTTAAAAACTTTGGAAAAGAAACACAAAAAGAAATAAAATTAGCTGGTGAACTTGCTGATAAAATTGCAGATGCCAATAAACTTGAAAGGGAACTTTTAATAGAAAGGGCAAAAACAAATGTTGAAATAAATAAACTTAAAACACAAGCAGCAGAAGTAGACAAATTTACATCAGAACAAAGAATAGCGTTTTTATTAAAAGCTGCTGATTTAGAAGATGAAATAACTGCAAAGGAAGTAGGTTTAGCAGAAACAAGAAGAGATATAAAAATACAAGAAAACAGTTTAAGTGAATCTAAAAAAGAAGATTTAGATGAAGAAGCACAACTAATAGCAAACGTAATTCTCCTTGAAGATCAACGTTTAATTAAAAACAAAGAATTATTAGGTGTTGCAGCAGGTTTACGTAAAATGGAAGCTGATAAAAAAGCAGCAGAACGTAAAGCAGAACTTGATGCAATACAAAAACAAAGTGATGCTATAAATCAAATACAAGCTAAAGGCATAGAACAACAAAAAATATCTGTTGCCGATTTAAGCAAATTAAAAACACAAACTTCTAAACAAGAACAAGCAGAAGATGAATTAACAACAAATCAAAAGTTAGAATTAACATCACAAGCATTGGGCGGTGTTGCAGCTTTATTAGGCGAAAATAGTGCAGCAGGAAAAGCAGCAGCTATTGCACAAGCAACAATAAACAGTTATTTAGGTTTTACGGAAGTTTTAAAAACACCAACAACAATACCTGAACCATTTGGATCAATACAAAAAGCAATATCAGCAGCAGGTATATTAGCATCAGGTATACAAACAGTTAAAAAGATAGTAAGCGTTAAAACACCAAAAGGTGGCGGTATATCAGGAGGCAGGGGTGAAGCGTCATCACCAGCACCACCATCATTTAATGTAGTGGGTTCAGCACCTGAAAGCCAATTAGCACAAACAATAGGTGAAAAAGAGGATAAACCTATAAAAGCATTTGTAGTAAGTGGTGATGTAAGCACAGCACAATCACTAGACCGAAATATAGTAGAAGGTGCTTCAATAGGATAACAAAAACTAAAAAAAAGTATTGTAATAATATGGACATAGTAGAACTTTTTATAGATGAAAATGATGAGGTTTCTGGAATAGAAGCAATATCAGTAGTAGAAAACCCAGCAATAGAAGAAAACTTTATAGCACTTAAAGCACAAGAGTTTAAACTTGCAGAAGTAGACAAAGAAAAACGTATACTTATGGGTGCTGCTTTGATACCTAACAAACCTATATACCGTACAAACGGTGAGCAGGAGTATTACATCTACTTTAGTCAAGCAACTGTAAGAAAAGCAAGTGAATTATTCTTTATAAAAGGTAACCAAAACAACTCAACACTAGAACACCAATTAGAACTTAAAGGCTTAACTGCTGTAGAAAGTTGGATAGTAGAAAGTGAACAAGATAAAAGTAGAATGTACGATTTAAACGTGCCTATTGGTACTTGGATGGTATCTATGAAAGTAAATAATGATGATGTTTGGAAAAAAGTAAAAGCAGGTGAGGTAAAAGGATTTAGTATAGAAGGCTACTTTGCTGACAAATTAGAAAGACCTAACGAACCTGTAAAAGATAAGATGTCTGAACAAGAAGAAATGGCTAACGAATTAGTTGAAGAACTAAAGCACATACTAAAAGAAGAAAATTTAGAATCTTATTCAGATTACCCAAGTGGTGTAAAAAACAATGCTAAAAAAGGTATTGAACTAAATGAAAAAGTAAATAACAAGTGTGCAACACAAGTAGGAAAAGTAAGGGCACAACAATTAGCACAAGGCAAACCAATAACAACAGAAACTATTAAAAGGATGTTTAGTTATTTAAGTAGGGCACAAGAAGATTACGATGAAAGCGATACTAAAGCGTGTGGTACTATATCTTACTTATTATGGGGTGGTAAAGCAGGTTTACGTTGGGCAGGTGCTAAACTAAAAGAACTTGATCTAATAGAAGAAGATTTAAAAAAACCTTGTTACGATGGTTATGAAATGATAGGGTTTAAAATTAAAAACGGTAAAAAAGTACCTAATTGCGTACCAATAAAATAATATGAGTAAAATACCAAGCCCACAATCAGGTCGTAGAGGTTGCTTATGTAAAGATGGTACATATTCTATAGAATGTTGCGATGGTAGTTTCCAAGCACAAGGAGTAGGAAATGTAACAGGTACAATAGAAACACCAAGTGCAGGAGAATACGGATATAGAGTACAAAAGTGTGGACATAGCCAAAAAAAACACTTTTACGGTTCTACACAATTAGTAATAGGCAATGTATATTATATAAATGCAGATCACGATAACCACGATGGTTGTTATACCGTATTAAGTCAAGATCAAAACGCACACGGACATCATTTTAGTGCTGTTACATTATATAACGATTGTGCAGCTTGTCAAGCAGCAAACTAAAAATATAACAAACTATTTATTAATTTATTGTAATATATATGAAAGCAACAGATATGTTAAACAAAGTAAAAGAGGTACTTGGGGTAGAGTTATCCGAAGCACCTAAAGAAGTAAAGTTAGCACAAGCTGAACTTGAAAACGGTGCAATTATTGAAAGTGAAAACTTTGAAGCAGGAGCAGAAGTGTTTATTGTTACCGAAGATGAAAAAGTAGCAATGCCTGTAGGTGAATACAAACTTGTAGATGGTGAATCATTAATTGTTGAAGAGGAAGGTATTATTGCTTCTATCGGTGCAGTTGAAGAAACAGCAGAAGAGGAAGTAGAAGCTGAAAAAGAAGAAGAAATGGGTTACGCTACAAAAGAAGAACTTCAAGAGGTTAAAGAAATGGTTGAAGAAATTAAATCAATGCTTGAACCTAAAGAAGAAATGGCTGAAGAACCTGTAGAAGAAAATTCTGTTAAATCAGAAGAAACAACTACAAAAACTGTATACGCTGAAAAAGAAGATTTAAGCGAAGTACAAAAGGTTACACATAACCCTGAAAAAGAAAACAAACCTAACTTAAACCTGTATTCACAAAAAAGAGCGAATACAACACTAGATAGAGTTTTAAATAAAATATCAAATTTTAAATAAATAAATAATGTCAACAACAATAACAACTTCAAATGACGTTTTAAGAGCAAGATCGGAACAAACTACGATTTCTACTTCTGGAAGCGTTGATGCAAACCAAGCTGGTGGCGAATTTAATGTAGCTACTGATGCACTAGTAATTACTTTACCAACTATTGATGCAAATAACATCGGTATGGAATTTACATTTAGAAACACAGGTGCTGATGGTAATAACATTATCACACTTTCACCTGCTGCAACAGATGCTATTCACGGTACTGTAGCTGCTATATCATCAGGTGGTGTAGATAATAAAGATTGGATAAACACAAAAGCAACTGCAAACAAAGGCGATTGGTGTACACTTAAAGCTGTAGCACTTACTGACTGGTATTTAACAGGCGGTGATGGTGTATGGGCAAGTGAATCTTAATAAATAAACTTATAAATAAAATAAAATGGCAACAACAAATTCTATAACTACTACTTATGCTGGTGAGTTTGCAGGACAATACATATCTGCTGCACTTTTAAGTGGTTCAACTTTGGACAATGGTTTAATTACCATTAAGCCAAACATTAAATTTAAAGAAGTGATTAAAAAAGTATCAAGTGATGACATCGTAAAAGATGCAACTTGTGATTTTGATCCTACTTCAACTTTAACACTTACAGAACGTATTTTACAACCTGACTTTCAGCAAGTAAATTTACAACTTTGTAAAGCGGACTTTCATAACGATTGGGAAGCAGTACAAATGGGATATAGTGCTTTTGATAGCTTACCTCCTTCATTTGCTGACTTTTTAATTGGACACGTAGCTTCTAAAGTTGCACAACGTACTGAACAATCTATCTGGAATGGTGCTGCTGCAACAGCAGGACAATTTGGTGGATTTAAAGAACTACTTTTAGCTGATGCTGATGTAACAGATGTAGGAGCAGGTGCTGCTGTAACTGCTGCAAATGCAGTTGAAAAATTAGGTCTTGTAGTTGATGCAATTGGTTCTTCACTTTATACTTCAGAAGATATGTTTATCTATGTTTCACAAAACGTAGCTAGAGCATATGTAAGAGCATTAGGTGGATTTGCAAGTAATCTTGGTGCAGCAGGTACAGATGATAAAGGTACACAATGGTACAACGGTGGTGGTCTTTCTTTTGATGGTATTAAAATTGCTGTAGCAAATGGATTAGCTGATAACACAATGGTAGCAGCAGAAAAATCAAATTTATTCTTTGGCACTGGATTACTTTCAGATTCAAATGAAATTAAGGTAATTGATATGGCTGATATTGATGGTTCACAAAATGTAAGAGTAGTAATGAGATTTACAGCAGGTGTACAATATGGCATCGGTAGCGATATAGTACTTTATTCTTAATAGATAATTAACCAATAAATTAGGTGGGTAAGCCAGTAGTGCCTACTCACCTTTTTTTATATAAAATAACAATAACTTATTGATTTTCAGTAAGTTAAAAAAAAAATTTTTAACGATTATGGCTTGTGATTTAACAAAAGGTAGAAAAGAACCGTGTAAAGATTCGGTAGGGGGGATAAAAAATGTCTTCTTTGCTGACTTTGGTGATATTACTATTGCATATGATGGTACAGATACAGATGTAGTAGATGATTTAGGTACTGTAACGGTATTTAAGTATGAATTAAAGGGGAATAGTACGTTTGAGCAAACGATTACTTCTTCAAGAGAAAATGGTACAACTTTCTTTGAACAGGCGTTAAACCTTACTTTAAAGAAATTAACTGTACAAGACCACAAAGAATTAAAGCTAATGAGTTATGGAAGACCACATATCGTGGTACAAGACTATAACGGTAATGCTTTCTTAATGGGTGCAGAACACGGATGTGATGTAACAGGTGGTACAATTACAACAGGTGGTGCAATGGGAGATTTAAGTGGTTATACACTTACGTTTGCTGCTTCAGAACAAGTACCTGCTAACTTTTTAGAAGGTGCTACAGAAGCTAATCCTTTTGCTGGTTTAACAGGAACTGTAACTGTAACAGCAGGAACAAATTCTTAATAGGGTTTTTATTTGGTAAATTAAGGGTGGCAATATGCTGCCCTTTTTTTGTTTTAATAATAACAAATTTGATACTTTTTTATTGTATATATATGATAGTATTACAAGAAAGCGGATCAGCACAAAATATTGATTTTATACCAAGACAATTTACTGCAAACGCATCTTATACGGTTAAAATAACAGATGAAACGCAAAACAAAGAAGTGTACAGTCAAGCAACAACAAGTATATCACAAAACTTATATTACAATAGGTTTAATGCGGTGTTTCCTGTAAAACAAGATATTTATTACACACTTAAAATACTTTCAGGTACTACGGTTGTATTTATGGATAAAATATACTGTACAAACCAAACAGATTTACCAGCTTATACAATAAACAGCGGTGAGTATACTTCTAATAGCACTACAAACGAATTTATCACAATATAATGGATAACTTACACATAGTAAATTTAGCTTCTTACAACCGACCTAAAATAAGCGAGGACAAACAAAAAGATTGGGTAAACTACGGTGAGGATAATGATTACTATTCTTATTTAATAAAACTTTATACAGAATCTACAACTAACAACGCAATTATTAACGGTGTATCTAATATGATATACGGTAAAGGGTTAGATGCTTTAGATAGCAACACTAAAACAAACGAGTATGCTGCAATGCGATCTATTGTAAGCAACAATTGCTTAAAAAAGGTTGTACTAGATTTAAAACTATTAGGTGAGGGTTCTTTTCAAGTACTTTACAAAGATGATAAGGTATATAAAGCAGAACACTTCCCAAGACAAACACTACGTGCAGAAAAATGTAATGAAGATGGTGAGATAGAAGGATACTATTATGCACCTGATTGGACAAAGATAAAACCAAAAGATAAACCTCAACGCATAGCAGCGTTTGGATATGGTAACGGTAAAGAACCAGAAATAAAAATAGTTAAAAAATACGTTAGTGGATACGATTATTATTGTCCTGTAGATTATCAAGGTGGTTTAGCATATGCTGAATTAGAAAGCGAAGTAAGTGATTACCTAATAAACGATGTACAGAATGGCTTCAGTGGTACAAAGGTTGTAAACTTTAACAACGGTGTACCAGACCGTGAAAAGCAAATGCAAGTTAAGAATGATGTAATGTCAAAACTTACAGGTGCAAGAGGTGAAAAAGTAGTAATTGCATTTAACAACAATGCAGAAAGCAAAACAACAGTTGATGACATACCATTAAACGATGCACCTCAACACTATGAATATTTATCAAATGAATGTAGTAATAAGTTAATAGTAGCACATAGGGTAACCTCACCTTTATTATTGGGTATACGTACCGAAAACAATGGTTTAGGATCAAATGCAGACGAAATAAAGACCGCTGCGTTACTTTTTGACAATATTACTATTAAACCCTATCAAGACTTATTAACGGACTGTATAGATGATATATTGGCTGTTAATGGTATTAGTTTAAAACTATATTTTAAAACACTTCAACCATTAGCATTTATAGATACAGACAATGCAATAACAGATGAAGCACGTGAAGAAGAAACAGGTGTAAAAAGAGAATTTACTTTAAAAAGCCAAATAGTAGATAAAGACTTTGCTATAATAGATGACAGGTTAGCATACGCAACAAAAGAAATGGCAATAGAAGGTGCTAAAAACATCGGTTGCGAAAATTACCACGAACACGAATACGAAGGCAAGATATGGTTTATGCCTTGTGAAGAACACAAGCAAAGTAATTTAAGTGCTGAAACAGATGATAAAGTATTTGATTTGCTTGATGAGTTTGGCGAAGATGAAGATTTAGAAAATTGGGATTTAGTAGATGAACGCAAAGTAGATTACGACCAAGAAGAAGCATTAGATAAAATGGTAGGTTTAGCATCTACAGGTAGTGCAAGATCAAATGCTAAAAGCGAACAAGATGGTGAAGCAGATGATATGAAGTTTAAAGTACGTTATCAATATGCACCATTAACAGTTTCTGCTAATAGCAGGGAGTTTTGTAGAAAAATGGTATCAGCTAAAAAGATATACCGTAAAGAAGATATAATGCAAATGAGTAAACAACCTGTTAATGCTGGTTGGGGTAAAGGTGGTGCTGCAACTTATGATATATGGCTCTACAAAGGTGGAGGATCGTGTCAGCATTTTTGGATGCGTAAAACGTATATGGCTAAAGGCGTAAAACCAGATGCTACTAACCCAAATGCAGAAATAAGTGTAAATGAAGCAAAAAAAGAAGGTTTTAAACCTGAAACTAATGATGCTAAAGTTGCAAAACGACCAAGAGATATGAAAAATAGGGGATTTATAAAACCTAAAAACTTTACAACACCACGATAATTATGGCTGAAGCATTATTTGTTACTCGTAAAGATATTGTAAAATACACTAATGTATCAGGTGGAGT